GCACCATTCAGTCTTGATGACGAAGATGATGATGAGTTGGAAGCTTTTAAGAAACTTGCACTAGGTTAAGGGAAAAAGGGGAACTTCGGTTCCCCTTTTTTTATGCCATATTAGATGCGCCCCAATCAAAGTGACCACCGAGGGCTGCATCACCAGTATTGACAAACCTACTGCGGGCAATAGCCCTTTCGAAACTAGGCGTCATTGTTTCAAGTGTTTTATCTCTGATCACATCATATGAATTGACAGCAGGCGCCGATGGCGAAGGCATTACAACTACCTGTTGAGGCGCAACTTCTTTCGTTTCTCTTTCAACGTTGGTGTCCATAGTCTGTCTCATAACATCGACTTGCGGTTGTAGTTTTTCTTGTAATGCTTCAGGATCAGCTTTCAATCCTCTTGCGGATGGATTAACTGAAACTTTACCTGAATCAGGATTAAACTTCATTTCTTCTTCAGAATTCATTGTGAATAATGGTTTGGCACCATCTGTCACGACCATATCATCTCGGCGTTGTCTACTCTTATTGATAGCATAAGCATTTAATTGTTTTGCGTCAGTCTGCACATCACCACCCAAAGCGAGCGCCGGTGTTGGTTCTTCTATAGCATCTTTTCTTTCAGAAGGCGTACCTGGTATACTCAGAGTAGGTGCTGTTGGTGCAGAAGGTTGTGCAGGTCTTTGTCTTTGTTCTTGCACTTGTCGTCTTTCTCCGGTGGGCGCACCTGGTGTTTGTAGATTTGGTACTTGTGTTGGTGATGATGGTGCTGATGCAGGTTCAGAATATGTTGTGTTTTCTCTGTAGAATTCAACAGGATTAATTCTTTCACCATTTCTTATGACCTCATAATGTAAATGTGGTCCTGTTGTTGTACCGGCGCCTGGCTCACCAGGCACACCGCCTGTTCTTGCAAAATTCTGACCTCTTGAAACTCTGTCACCAGGTTTAACATCGAACGATCTCAAGTGAGCATATCTTGTTCGTATACCATTACCATGATCAATCTCGACCATGTATCCATAACCACGAGATTCTCCAGCTCTTGTAACCACTCCATCATTAGCTGCACGAACATTTGTTCCAGCTGCCGTTCTATAGTCAACGCCTCTGTGATATGTCGATGCACCTCTGGTAGGTCTTTCTCTAGGACCAAACTGTGATCCTATCTCAGCATCAACCGGTTGTATAAAGTTACCACTAGTAGCTACAACTCTGTCGATAGAATTAGGATTCTGTTGATAGATTTTATTCATTTCATTCACGCCTGCGGACACATCATTCTCACCCATCTTATTTAATGCACGATGAAAATTTCTTTTTTGAAAAGGTGTCATTTTATTATATTCTTCAACAAGATTAGAATTTAAACCTTGAGGCAGATCAGGCACTGTTGTGGTCGAAGGTGTTGTGTCAGAAGAATTACGGACCATTCTAGCTTCTTCCATTCTTCTGGTGAAATTGACACCCCTATTATGATCTGCATAAGATTCGATAGCCTGAGCGATCATGTTCTTATCGTTTGCAGCAATAGCCTTTTTGAGAGATTCGAGTCTAGAAATGCTACCATAATTATACGCAAGAGAAGTCAAAGCCGCCTTTGTTTGTGCATTTAACTTATCCCATGCATTCTGACCGATATGTTGGATAATTCCTTGATTTTGAAATTCAGGTATTCTTCTTCTAAGGTCCCTCTCAGCATCTTCTTTGGTTATTTCCATACCTGGCGTAACTTTGACAACCGATCCGTCAGCTCTAGTGATTGTATCGGATCCATATCCAATTCGCCATGCATTAACGTCCCAATAAGGTCTAGAACGATAACCTTCCTTCCTCTTGATTAAAGCGGAAGCATCAGATGAATCATCGGCGCCCAAATCAACACCATATCTATCTCTGACCGCTCTTTGCCAGGCTGGTATTTGATTAGATCCAGCGGCTGCTGCATCACGGGCCGATCTGGGATATAAACCGCTCGTTGGTCGTGGTTCTGCGGCCGCGGCATCAACACCACTTGAAAGGTTTCTCCTATCTGACACAGCCTTGAAAGCCTGACCAATATCCGTAAACGATCTTCTATAATAAGAAGGAAAAAGATCATTCAACTGAGTTGGTGTAAAGTTAGGAAGAATAGATCGTCCTTCAGATGATCTGAGAAAGTCTAATCTATCTGATACACTCATTCTTCTTAACGATTGGGCATCTACTGTCAGATTTTGAAATCTACCCTTGGCCATCTATTCTTTACTTTCTTCTCTGTATTAATGCTTGGTCACGACGATTTTCTTCTAACTTCTTAATATGGTCTTTCAGAAGGTCGACAAACAAATATCTTTCCCAAGGTATCATGTTTTCAATGTCGCTAAGACTATATTTGTGATGTTGCATCATAGCAAAATTAGTCTTATAGTGATTCATCAACTTATCATGACCAAGCATTATTGAAAAAAACTTGCAAAATCTCGATACTTAATATCATGTTCGAAACCACACTTATTACATGTGTGTTGTAGTTCAACCTGAAAATATGGAAAGTTATCTACAAAAGTTTCCAGTTTAATGAACTGTTCTTGTGTCAAACCTTCAATAAAATCTTCTGCTTCTTTCTTTGTAAAGTCTTTTGAAGTTAGTATCTTGTCACCTTGTACGATAGAATCGATGCAGTTTGCCATCACCTTGATTTTCTTATTGACAATCGAATCATTATCATTAATGACCTTCATTATCGAATAGGTCGGATATTTCAACTTGACGGTCATATTATTACCGATATCAATCTTCTCAGACCCCTTAAATGGTTTCACAATAGATGTATTTGATATGTCAATAGGTACATCAAATACATTTCTACATACTTTACCATCTTGTTCATTGTTACACACAAAACTCATATCGATCTTTTCACCAATCGACTTAGCCCTCAATGCAATAAACAAATAGTCAATATCGAAGAATGGTAACTTATCGATATCAATCTTCTCATCAATGATACAGTTATTGATTATTTGTTTTGTTGTTTTGATGATCTCGTCAGCATCATCCGATTCTGCGGCCATCAAGAGTAACTTTTCTTCTTTGACCACAAAAGGTCTTACTCTAATCTCTTTTCCACTAGAAGGTATTTTCAGTTCATAGATAGGTAAATCTATCTTTGGTATCGCCATAATATTGTCCTTTCATATTATTCATCATAAGTCAATCTGTTACGCGGAGACATAGTTGAACTGAGTCCTTGAACCTGACCTGTATTGACCAGATTAAATGAAGCATTAGAACTGGCCGCGCGAGGACCTGGTTCTTTATCTTTTCTTGTCCACCAAGAATATGTGAAGGTCACACCAAGACGCATGAACTGGTCATCTGCCCATGAAACGGGTTGTGGATTGACTAAAATAGGATATGCATCGTTTAATGAAAACATATACTCTGCTGTTGGACCGCCATCAATTCTTGGTTGTCCATTACCTATATTGTTTTTGTCATAATCACTATATTGATATAGGTCAATAACAGCTCTGTATTCATCACGATAGTTAAAATCGAAAGTGTTATTTGGATTGATCATCCACTGCCAATCATCGAAGAACTCTCTTTCGACGGAACGTGAACGACAAAGAAACGTCATGTTTATATCTTCATATTGTGATAGATATGGAAACTTCTGATTGGGACCATAATATCGTGTGTCCATGGACATGAAACCGCGTCCAGGCATTTCAGCAACCTCAGTCAAATACATTAAATCTCTTGCAAGAGTACTATAAGGAGCCACGAGAGCGCCAATAGGTCTTATAACAGCAACATATCTACATGACTTAGCTAAACCATCATGTGAATCTGCAAACGATTTGAATGTTACCATATCCAACTGTCTAGGTGCGTTGGGTATGTTATACGACGCCATATGTTAGTTCCTTACTACAAAGAGTTGTACGGGTAGGTTTATAGCTTCCGACCACTCACCAGAGGCCACCTCAATAAACCTACTTCTTACATGTGAGAATAGATATCTTTTTATACAAGGTCTAGAAATGTTGGCCAGTTTTTTGGTATTAGATAGAAGTTCGTATGATAACCTCAGTCTAGTTCTTTCATTCATTTTATTATTTGTCTTATATTCTAGAAGACGATTTAGTAGAACTTTTCTTTCATCTACTGACAAATAATGCAGGTTCAAACCTAAAAATCCATCTGAATATCTCTCAAGTGGAAATACCAGAGGAAATCTATCATAGACGGGTAGTTTATCTTTCGTCTTCGGGTCATAGTAGAAAAAGAACATCTTACCGATAACCACATTATCGCGGGCTCGCTCTGTATTATTTGCAATGTTCTTTCTATAACCAGAAGCACTTCTAGCCTTGCCATAGAACCATTTAACTGAATTTTCTTGATCTCTTGCCATAATATTATTTATGCGATTAATATAAAATAGCCCTTGACAAGTGGTTGACAATGATGTATAAAAGGTATGTCCGCCATGATATGAATA